CCTTGGTGCCTTCGACGGCGAACATCTTCTTCGCCCGCACGATGGCGCGGTCGACGATGGCGGTGCCCAGCCTGTTGGTCAGCGTGGCCTTGGTCTGGCCGTCACCCACGATCAAGTGGGCAGCGTCAGGGGCGCGCAGCGCATTCGGGAAGTCGGTGAAACCCACGGGGTAGTGAGCAATCTCGTCTCCCACGCCACGCGAGCCGCAAGCGGTCATGTGGCACTGCTCGTCCTGCACCTCGGCGATGTAGTCCGACAGGCGGGCGCGGGCCTGTGCGGCGATGTTGTGGCGAACCCGTTTCTGGCTCATCACATCACCGACGTTGACCAGCTGGCGGTGCTTGTCGATGCGCATCTTGTGGGTGTAGTGCGAGAGTTTCTTCTCGCGGCCCTCACCTTTTTCGTCGCCCTGGATCGGCTGGCCGCGCAGCTTGGCAATGAGGGTCGTGGTGACCTCATCGCCAGGCCCGCTTTCCAGGTCGGTCTTGGCGACGACGGGGAGTGCAGCGTCTTCGCCACCCGTCATCTTGTCCCAAAAGGACTTTTTCTTGGCGTCCAGGGCAACTTTCGCGCTCCAGACTTTGACAGCCGCCGGATCGGTCGGCAGGATAGTAGTGCGTGCCATGTGATTCCTTTCGATTCAAAGCACACGACACACTCCTGCGTGTCAATCAAAGCCGGGGGTTGATACCCCGACAACTTACGCGGCTTGCACCGCGATTTCTTGCGGCGGCCTGCTGACGATGATGCACTTATCGGCAATCACGCGCAAGCGGGCTCGCTGCCCTTCTTTCTTTTCAACGACGATCCGGATGCGGCCGTTGTCGATGAGCAGTTCGTGACCGACGCGCACGTCCATCACCACACCCGGATTCGTCGTTTTCATCATGCTCAGACAGACGCCATCAGGCGCTCCACTTCGGCCGGCGACATGCGCGCCATCAGCTTCTCGATGTCCTCGCCTTCTGCCGTGGAGAACTTCGACAGCACGTCGTCATTCACCTGCGTTCGGTCGGCGCTGGGCAGTGCACCCAGCGTTTTCAGGTCGTGGCGCTGGGCCGGCGTTTTCTCTGCCTCGGTCTTGACGGTTGGCGCCACAGGGTCAACAGCCGTTGCGGGCTTGCCGTGGCGCATGCGCATCACGTCGTGTGCCTGTGCCAGCGCCCACTTGGACGCCTCCAGGTTCTTGTCGCTCATGCCCTTGCGGTCGGCCGCGACGCCAAAGGCGCCCACCAGGTCCAGGAACTCATCCTTGAGGGCCGGCGTCTTGGCGTAGTCGATGCCATCCTTGGCGCCGGCCTTGAGGGTCGCGCTCAGCTCGGTATTCCAGGCCCGCTCCAGTTCCTGGCGCTCGATCTTGGCGGTCACGCGGTCGGTGATGGCGGCGCTCTGCAGCTCGGCCAGCTTTTCCGATACCTCCTTGTCGATGACCTTGTAGTCATCGGGCTCCATGGTGCCGTCCATCAGCTTCTGGAACGCCTCTGCCTTGCGCGTTTCCAGCTCGGTGCGCAGCGCATCGGCGCCGTCCGGGGTTTCCGGCGTGAAGCTGCTCAGGCTCAAAGACTCTTCCTCGGCCGGGGTTTCGGTCTTGGCGGCTTCGGCGGCAGGCTTCTCGGCCGGCTTGGCCTCGGTGCTCTTGTCATCTGCGGCGGGCTTGCCTTCAGCATCTGTCTTGGCTGCGGCGGCTGTCGCTTCTGCCTCGGCCTGCGCGGTAGCAGTCGCTTCGACGGCGGCAGCGTCAGGGTCATCGCCGCCCGCGATCTCTGCCAGCGTGCCGTCGCTGTCGCCGGCGTCGTTCTCCAGCGCCGACAACTCGTCAGGCGTCAGGGATGCGAGTTCGTCTTTGGTGTAGCCTTCAATTGCCATGGTTTTCCACTCCTGCGGGGTTGTAAATTAGGGTTTCTGGCCGCCGGCCAGGCTCTTCAGGTGGGCCATCTCGCCCAGCTTCTCTTTGGCCGCGCGCTTGACGTGCGCCATGCGGCCCGCGTCCTTTTGCAGACGTTTGGCCTCTTGCAAGGTGCGCAGGTCGCTCTCGGCCTGGTACTTGTCGTAGCCAGTGTCCTTGGCGGGCGCCACGGTATCGTTCATGCTGGCCATGTCACACCTCCTGCTTGTAGAGAACACCATCCACCGACACCACTTGCATGGTGCGGCGGTCGGTATCCTTGAAATTGGTGAACTCGCCCGTGGTGGTCGAGGCAGGCTCGCCGGCCTCCAACTCGGGCAGCGCCTGCGCCTGCTCCAGGCGGATCAGCCCATGCTGGAAGGCCTCCGGGAAGATGGCCTCATCAACCGTTGGTTTTGGCGCCTGCAGCGCGCCGGCCACGGCGTCAATCACCGGGCTGGCGCCCTCCTGCTCTTCGTCCTTGGACGGGTTCTCGGTTTCTTCGCTCATCACATCACTCCTGCGGTTGCGCCGTTGCCGGCGGGTGGTTGAACAATTCCGTTGACATGAATCCATGTCCTGCCACGTCGTAAGTCTCTGATGCAGTAGGAAGACACGTTGTACCGGGCAGCAATTGCGCTGTCCCCAAGGGTATCCGCGATCACAGTCGATGTGCCACCACAATCGCAAACACAATTCCAACGCACCCGGCGGCCGTCTGAAGATGAGAAGCCAAGGACGGTCAGGGAGCCGAACCGTCTGCCCGTTAGGTCAACACGTCTCATTGGATTACTCCGTCTGACCCGCGAGGGGTTTCAATGCCCTGCATCGATCCATTGGCCAGTTGCGGCGGTTGTGGCGCGCCCTCGTTCTGCTGGGGCGGCGCGCCCTCGGCGGTCTGATGCTGGTTGGGCCGCGCGCTGTCGGGCATGCCAGGGAATGGGGGCACCCCGGGCTGCGGCGTGGCCGGGCTCGGCGGCATGCCGGGCTTCTTGTCCACAAAGCCTGCCGACTGCAAGAGTTCGTCGGCGGCGCCGGCCACATGCGGCACGGTCGAGACGACTTGGGCGGCCTGCATCGCCACGTAGATAGCCTTCAGCGTCGTCTCCAGCGTCTTCGCGTCCAGGTTTGTCCCGGTCGCCTTGGACTTGGCAATCTCCGCATCCAGGCTCGCCATCTGCGCCTCCAGTTGCCGCGCGGCCAGTGCCTGCTGCTGCTGCTGCGCCTGCTGCTGCTGGGGTGTTGGCGGCTCGTCCGGGTCTTGCATGCCGGTGGCTTGGCGGATGGTCTGCAGCATCTGCTGCTTGTTGGGCAGGTCCGACAGCTCGAACACCGACGGCAGCAAGGCCACCACCACCTGCGGGGCTACCGGTGCCAGCTGGGTCAGCATCTCCATGACCTTCTCGAAGGCGGCCTGCTGCAGCGACTGGCGCCATGACTGCTCGCCGATGATGAATTGCGCCTTGCGCGCGGTCACGTCGTTCAGCACGTGGCCGGTGACGGGGTCTTTCTGGTTGATGCGCACGTACTCGCGCTTGTGGCGCTCGCCCTCGATGCTGAAAATCTTCGGCTCGTTGTAGAACTGCTCGATCAGGGAGAGGGTCAGCTCGCCCTCCAGCTGGCGCGCCAGCAGCATGTTGTCGAAGATTTCCGCCGTCAGCATGCCGCCCTGCTCGGCCTTTTGCTTAAGCGCAATGCCAGCCGTCACGTTGCTGTCGCGCCCCAGGTTCTCGCTGGTGATGCCCGACGCGCTGCGGATGGTGGCCTGGTCTGCCTGCGCCAACCGCAAATGCCCTTCCGCTACGTCGTTCTCGCGGTGCGTCTTGAGCTTCTCGATGCCGCCCTTGGCCAGCAGCACGAAGCCATCCGGCGCCATCAGCTCATCGCGCGCCTGCTCGGCCGTCATGATCCGGGCGTCAAACGCATCGGCCTCGGCAATCGTCTGGTTCGTCGAGAGCACGAACAGCGCCTTGCTCATGCGCTTGTTCAGGCTGTCCTGCGGGCCGCGAATGGTGCGGATCGGCCCGTAAGGCGCGTTGTCCTTGGCCCGGCGGTAGCACCACATTGGAACGAAGGGGTACTTGTTGTGCTTGTACGGGCTCGGCGCGTCCAGAATGATGTGCTTCTCGGTCATCACCGTGCACTGCATCTTCATGCGCACGCGATCGATGGCCGACGTGCCCAGGCCGCTCGTCTCTGTGGTCGGGTCCTTGTACCAGGCCTCGATCAGCAGCACCCGCTCGCGGTTGTTCTTCGCCCACGAATCGGTGTCGTACATCGCCCACTTGCCCGGCATCGCACTTGGCGAGTCGATCTCGTCCATGGGCTTGCCGTTCCACCACTCCAGGTAGTGGTCCTCGTCGCGTGACACGCAGGAGGCACGCAACTGGTCTTCCTTGTCCGGGAAAAACGCAATGGCAATGTCCAGGTCCATGATCCGAAAGCGGAACAGGTAGCGGCTGTCCTCCAGGTCGGGCCGCGTGCCCAGGCTGTCGTACAGCATGTTGCGCCACGACTCGGAGCGCACGAAGATCGGCTCGTCCTCGGGGTCCGGCGAGACACCGACCTCGATCCAGCCCAACCCGGCCTTGAACGTCTCGTTGGCCGAGCGGCTGCGCTCGAACTCCAGCCGGTTCGCCTCGGCGATGTACTTCAACAGCTTGGTCTTGCTCTTGGCCTCGTCCTCGGACTGCGGGTTGCCGTCGGGGCTGATGACCATGAAGTCGACCCGGTTGCGCCGCTCGGTGCCGATCAGCCAGTCAATCGTGGGCTTGACCTCGTTGTAGACCGTGGGGTTCTGCCCGCGCTCCTTGAGTTCTGCCGCCTCATCGGGTAGCCACTGGATCGAATCGTAGTAGTCCTCGTCCAGCGCCATCTGGTAGCGGTTGTGCGACTGGCGGCGCATCTCCTGCTGGAACCAGCTCAGCAGGCGCGAGTGCTTGTCCTTCTGCGCCTGGCTCGCATTGCCCTTGCGCCCGCTCGCCGTTGTTCCAGAGATGCGTGTTGCCATTACAGACTGACCTCGCTCAGGGTTTTGCCGCGGTGATCGGTGCGCGTGATGTCCATCAGCGCCTCGCCCCGGTTCTTGGTGCGCAGCGCGCGCGGCGCCGGCGGCATCATCAACAGGTCGGGAATGTGGCGCATCACCACGTCGACCAGGCTGCGCACCTCCAAGTCGATAAGGCCCCGGCCCAGCGTGGGCAGGGCAGCCGCGCACTCGAAGAAGCACTCATTGGTGGGTGTGCCGTCGGCGTTCGCGTACTTGCCCGCGCTGGATAGGCAGATCCCGAACACGCCAGCATCACGCCCGGCGGTGGCCGACCACATCAGCATGATGGGCTCGCCATCGGTTTCGTCCCACTCCAGGCTTA